TGTGTTTTATTGTGATTTGTGGAAACATATATTTTTAGTACTTACCCTCGCTCACCTTCATCGTTCCAAGAAAATCTCCTCTTTTTGTAGTAAGAAGATTCTTGATGATAGAAACCATAGAAACAAATACCCCAAGGGACACTAAAACCCCTCTATCAATTACCATGCTCCAATCGATGCCAAAGATACTTCCCTCTTTTAGAACACCTTCTGCGACTGCTAAAATAAAGGCAAGAGCCATGGTCAAAAGACCATACACAATTGCACTTTTCACATTCACCCAATCGATTGTAAATAATCCGTTCTTCATATATTTATTATAATACTTAATTAATAATAATGCCAAAAAACATTCTGCGGTTTACTTGAATCGACATCCAAGTGCATAAATGTTTTCCCTATCCCTATTCGGGCAATCCCGTGCTTTCTGGCAACATCAAACATTCTCATCCTTCGAACACTATCGACACAATGAATATCGGCCGCTAGTCCACTAAGATGAGCGCTATCGCTCACGGAATCTTGTAGGGCATCGTTTTCTTTCTTTGTCCGTAGTCCTGAAACAATCTTGAATGGAAATCCACATTCTTCCCGAATTGCATCCAGCTTGAGCCACATTTCATGCTTCAATTTCCATTGAGCAACTTCTGCTTTACTGAACCACTTGTAGCTTGGGGTCGTTTCAATCGGCTCTGTCTTTATCGCTATGATCACCTTCATTGAGTAATGAATTTGGGTATTTCGAGGATAAAGGAACGGCTCATAGCTGTCAAAAATGTAGTCAATTTTAGGGAGCATGATCGCATGATATGCAGGGAATGGCATAGCGGCGTGGAGTGGAGAATACTTTATAGCTTGATTCCCGAGCCCCGTAGTGTCTGGGGAGAAGTGTACCCATTCATAAGCAATATCAAAAATCTTTCTCATTTGCTGGCCTTTAGCGACCATTGCAGGGGTTATTTTACTTTTGTCGTGGTATTCCTCCCAAGTGCTCCCTTCAAAAGGGAAATCGGCCTCAGGGATCAGCCCATCATTCTTCACAGAATTCCAAACATTTTGAAAATAATTTCCTTGCTTGATAGTCCCTGAAAGTATTGCTGTGAATCTGTCAGAGAAATTAAATTCTCCGTCTTTTAAATATCCGGCATCCTTCATCCATTGGACTTGACTATCAGAGAATTTATTGTTTGCAAGGAAAAACTTAAACATCGTTTCGAGAATATTCAATGCACTAAAAGTGGTACAGGACATGGTATCAAACTTAAATTTCACATACTGCTTCTCTCCAGTAGGCACGAACAAGCGCCAGTCCCCGTCATCTTTCAAGATGGAAGCAGAAAGCCGGGCATCACCTAAAAGAAAGTCGGTGTCTGAGAACCTAAAGAGTAAACCTGTTTGCTTTATTGGATTTTCTTCTATGACTTCCATGTTATTTTTTTGCTATATCCCCAGCTATATCCATGCTCTTGCCTACGAGCGAGATCAGCTTTTCCATAGCGCTATTAGTGTTTTTAATACTCTCGACAAGAGTTGACATTGAATTATGCATCTCATCTATTTTACTGATCGCTTCAAGCCCTTTAGCTTGATATTCTTTTGTTGCATCATCTCGGCCTTGAAAGATTTTTATATATTTTTCATTATCTTTTTTTAATTCATGAACTTCAACTGTCAAGTTTTCAATGTCTTTGCTTTGCTTGTTGACCTTTGTTTCTAGCTCTGAAACTGTCTTTTGAAGTATATCTATCAGTCGATCTTCCGAGCCATTCACTTCTTTAGTCCTCTCTTTATTTCTTTTGTCAAAAAGTCCATAGATGGCAACTGCTCCAAATACCACCAAGGAGATTATCCCAGCCCACCCTAGAAATGTATTTGGTTGTGAAAAAAAAGTTTCCATGATTAATTAAGGGTTAGTGTTTAATGTTTTTACATTGGCTATTGGGTTGGTATCAATTGTCTTTATGTTTGCCTTCGGGTTGGTGTTGTAGGTTTTTAAGTTTGCTGGGCCTGCTGGTGGTGAACCAACAGTATAAGTTGCATAAATACTATGCTTTCTACTTGTATCGTCTAAAACAAGTGTTACTGGGGTAGAGTAACTATTATTATCTCCATAACCACCATTTGGGTCATCATTATCAAAATACCAGTTAGTATTTCCACCATTTGCAACACATCCAACTAAATAAGCTGTGCCATCAATTATATTTGGATAAGAAGAATAGGTTAAATCATACCAACTAGGAGCACCTGAAATTGGTATTGTAGTTCCTCCTACTCCATTTGAAATTATTGTGCCATCTGAATTAAGCCAAATTACAGCTTTACCATTTGAACCTCCACCTGTTTTTATACCGATATATGCTGACAATTTAGTTACATAGCCATTTCCACCTGCTGGTGTTCCTTTTGAAACCATACCCCAGTTAGCCACATAACCTGAAGCACTTCCACCTGCACTTGTATAACCAAATGTCGGGTCTACAAAAACAGGATAGATTGCTTTGTCTAAATAATCTTGAGGTATTTCTATTGAAAGAATATCATTATTTATGTTTAGTTTCCCCCAAATTTTATTTCCAGCACTATCAATAATTTCAGGTCTATAAATATGTCCTACTTTTCCACTTCCGTAGATTTTTTCACTCTCTATATTTATTTTTTCGTCTATTGAGAAAACAGCGTAAGAACCAATCACATTTTCTGGTCTTATAATACCTTCTTTTATTTCATCTTCTGTTAGTTCAGGTTGATAGCTAAATCTAATTCCTTTTGTATTGAGAGTAAATTCAACTATATTTGTATCAGGTTTTTCCTTTAATACTGCTTCAAACTCAAAAGCATTTTCTTTTTCGTAAAAATGAGCTTCTACTTTACTACCTTTTAGTTTTATTTTTTTACCTTCTTCCACTAATTCAAATTCACTCTCTTTGTGTTTTAATCTAGCTGAAAAATTAACCTCGTTATTCCATCTTTGGATTTTAACTTGTGGAAGAAACTCATTTTGCTTACTATCACCAATTTCAATTTCAATACGATTTCTATTGTCGTTGCTTGGTTCTAATGAATATATATTTTTAGCGTTATTGTAATTCATTTAAGCTACTGTTGTTTGGCTATCCATTGAAGGATTAAAATATAATGCATCAGCAGTTATTGCATATCCCACCCTGCGAATCACATTATCTGCCCCCGTTGGAATTGCCACTTGGACTGCTCCCGCAGTTTCTCCCACGTAGACAGGAGAGCCAATTGTCATGGTTGGGAATTTTGCATCAGCTCGAATATTTCCCCATAAAAGAACTGTGATCGCTCCTCCATCAGTTGAAGAAGTTACAGCCATAGCAAGCCATCTGTCAGCGGTGGTAGCCGCATCGGCATCAGCAAGTTTCCAGCGTGAGGTCGCAGCATCGAAATATAAGAGATCTCCAAAAGCAATCGTTGCTCCACCTGTGCCGGTTATAGTTATACCCGTATATGTTCCATCAGCAGACAGGACAGGATCTAGCCCGATAGAGGTATTTTCTGCCATAGGATTTGCAAATGTTCCAGTAGGGCCTTGTGGACCAGTTGGGCCTTCTGGACCGGTTGGGCCTTCCGGACCCGTTGGGCCTTCCGGACCCGTTGGGCCTTCTGGACCAGTTGCTCCAGTTTCACCGGTTGGGCCTCTAGGACCGGTTGGGCCTGTATCTCCATCATCTCCTTTTACTGAAAAACTAAATGCAAGAGGTTCATTATTAGCAAAAGTTCCGTTTCCAGAAAGAAAAGTTACTGTAAATTGTTTTGTTCCCCCGGTGTCAACAACAGAACTCACTAAGAAATTTCCAAAGTTGGTTGGAGTAGCTACACTAAAAATTTTAATCACAGTTCCAGTTTGAATAAGAGCAAGGGTTGCACTCGCGTCAGTTGTATTTGGAAGTAATTCATTTACATCGATAACAGTCACGCTTGCTGGGGTAGCATTGTTATATGTAATATCTCCAATACCCGGAACACCTCCAACAGTATTATCAAAAAGATAAGGGAGAGTTACTCCTCCGACTGGACCTTGTGCTCCTGTATCTCCAGTTGCTCCTGTTTCTCCCGTAGGACCCTCTGGACCTGTTGGACCCGTAGGACCCTCGGGGCCAGTTGGGCCCGTACTACCAGTTGCTCCACCGGTAGGGCCGGGTGCACCAGTAGGCCCAGTATCTCCTTCTGCCCCCGTGGGACCAGTATTCCCTTCTGGGCCAGTCGGACCAGTTGGACCCTCTGGGCCAGTCGGACCAGTTGGACCCTCTGGGCCAGTCGGACCAGTTGATCCTGTGTCACTTCCTGTTGGACCTTGTGGCCCGGTAGGGCCTGTAGCTCCAGTAGCCCCTGTCGGGCCAGTTGCCCCGGTAGGACCAGTTTCTCCCGCAGATTGCCCCGTATCTACCCACGCCATAGTATCTTCATCCCAAACCCAAATACTATCAGTAGAGCCTACGACAGCAAAAGCTCCCGGAAAACCCACAGGATATGCGGCTTCAAGAGCTTCGGGTGTAGCAAAATACCCTAAGAAATTTGGATCACCCATCATTGATGAAAGATATGACATAAGAAAATTATTTAGGGATATCCCCTTTAGCTACTAATCTTTTTTTATTTAAAATCGGACGGATGATTCTTATTGGATTACTGTGTTCTCGGAGAATTTTTGGAACCTTCGCAATCATTAAATCGGTTTCAGCTTTTACTTTTTTGTTCCCATCAATAATATCTTGAACAGTTTCTTTTAACTCACGAAAGAAGCCCTTGAAATCGGCAATATTCCCCTCACTTACTCGAGTGACATGTTCTACTATTTTATCCAATGCTCCAACACGATCAAAAACATCAGTGTGCACTTTTTTTAGATTATCTATAACTTCAATTAAAATATTTTTTTCAGACTTCAATCCACCTACTTCTTTCTGCAATGCTGGAACTTCTGTCTGGAGAATAATTTTCTGTTTTTCTAAATCAGCTATTTCTTTTGGAATTAATTTTGCCCTTCCTGATTCTTGTTCCTCAATTTGTGCAAGCCGACCTAAACCTTTATTGATAGCAGTTTCAATCTCAGTTCGAGTTTCAGATAACTCGATATTTTTTTTCTCCTTTTCTTCAAGTTGTGTGGAAAGAACACCAATTTTGTGAAGGAGATTGTCCCTCTTAGTGGCCCAAACACTAAGCTCTTTTTTTTGTTCTGGGGTAAGTGGGTCCATATTTTTTTAATATCTTAGTGAATAATGGCAACTTCCTTTGAAAGTTCCTCCGGTAACATCAAGAATGAAGTCCTCACCCGGTAAACATTCAAATCGAGGGCGGTTATCTTCCCCCGGCTCATCTTGCAAGGTAATACCTTGACCATCAGCAAGGGTAAACTCTCCAACAATGCGAGTTCCGCATTTTATTGTAAGAGTTCCAGCCGCCGCTAGATCTCCAATGAGCTCATGGATATAAAGCCATGTCCCCGGAACAGAGGCAACTACGACATTTCCAGTTCCTACGCCGGCATCGACTTCGATTGAAACTTTTCTACTGTGTACATCTTGTAACATATATTTTTTATAATTAAACTAATAATCTTTCCACACTTTAATCTACTTATCCCATCCCCCAATAAAGGGGATGAGTAGGTAGACTAAGTAGTCGCACCATCTCCGTCAGACCACATCCAACCACGAAGGTCAGAAGCACCCATGACTGCAAGAGAGTTGAAGTTCAACACGAGATCTTGGTTTCCAAGCAAGTCTACGACAGCTGGCTCTGCTCGAGTAGGAAGTGCTTCGATGTACAAGAATCCGTAGTCGGCATTCTTCATCTTGGAATCAAACATACCCCACATCAATCCATCCATCGCAAGATTCTCATAAGGAGAAAGCTCTACGATCATGAATGTGTCGGTTGCCGGTGCATTATTGAACAGGTTTGTCTGTTGAGGAGCAAGACCTTTATCAATAGTGCCCTTGATAGTTTTTGCAAACTGAGCTGTCGCGGACCCTGCGCGACAAACAAGGGTGTCAAGAGTTGACATCAAAGGCAAGCCACGGCCATCTTTCTTCAAGCTCTGTTGTCTGCGAGCAGCCAATAGAGAAGAATAAGTGAACTGTGGAGATGGAACTATGTCAACGATGACATTGCTCCATACTGGACCGCCATCCTCGGAAGGGTGGGTAGTGTCCCAATACGCTGTGGCATCCGCGCCCAATGTTGAAATTGGAGTTGGAGTACCAACATTATTAATAGGAACCCAAGTGAACGAGGTTCCGAAGCCTTGAGCAAGCAAAGACTGCGCGAGGTAGTTCTTTGCATGTTCAATCGCATTCTTACCATCCAAAACCTTGGCTTTAACAGCCGCCTTGATCTTAGCCGCTGGGCTTTCGAACAAGAAGAAGTTTGATTGGAAGGTTAGGCGCACCTTCTTGGTAAAGTGCATTTGCGTGTAATTCTTCGTGTAACCTTGGATTGGAGCATCCGAAACACCAACTGCGCCGTCAGGAATTATTTCTCCCATTCCTAGTCCGGTGACACCTGTATCGGTGTAGATTCGTTGGTTGTCGTCTACCTTGAACATGAAGTCAAGGTATTCCGCCTTCACAGTAGGCGACACTTTTGGAGCGATATGCTTCAACACATTGTTGACGATAATCGCGTAATCATTTATTGTACCTGTCATAAATTTTTATTCGTGGCCTAACTTAATGATAAGAAGCGAACAAGAATTTTCTTGTCAGCTGCGGCTCCGTAAACTCCGACCTGTTGCACGACACCAGCTGTATCAGTAGTGCCTGTGTTGTTTACGATTCCACCATTAGCTCCAATGACCATTTCTTGACCATTGTGTGCGACATTCGAGTTGTTTGTCGAATCCGCGATCCAAACATCGTTTGGAAAGAGTTCAATCACAGGCACTATTGCTAGTGATTCTGCGGCCGCAATATCCTGATTGGCTACACCAATCATTGTTGCAACTGTAGCTCCGGCAGCAGCTTCAACAGCCAAGCCAGATGACCACACTTGAAGGCGACCCTTCACCACGACAGTGGAGGTGCCTTTAGGAACTTCTTTCAGCGAACGAGTTGGGTTCTTTATATTCGCTTGTATGAAACTCATAATAATATTTTATTGTAGGAGATTTTTAGTCGGAGATGAGTTCGAGTGCTTTTTCCTCAGACATTCCAGTTGCCTTTAATTCTTCAAGAGATTTAAGTGCATCTGGGGATAAATCCGCTCTAGCCTTTGACCCGGCTCCTCCGGGAAACGACATAGATTTTACTTTTTCAGCAACATTTGCTCCTTTCAAAACTCTTTCCTCTACAGTTTCAGATCGCTTGTACATGCTCTCAAACGCTAGCTCGAGAACTGTCATAAGATCTTTTCCTGATTTGTTTTGCCAATTATAATTAGCATCAACAAAGTCAAAGAAAACCTCTCGCGCATCCTCATCTTTAAATTCGGAATGTCTATCCACGAATCTATCGAGAGTACTCGTCATGTCTTGAAGAAGTCGTTCCTGTCGGATTACTTCCTGAATATCTTCCTTAGTGGCCCCACCGAGCTGTTTTAATCGCTCGCGGTCAGCTTTGATGGCTGGATCTTCCTCCTCACCCGGCTTAGGATCTTCTACTTTTTGATTAAGCGGGTTATTAATTCTATCAGCGCCATTAAGAACTTTCAGGTCGCCCTTCGTTTTCTTAATTTCTTCCGATAGTTGCGCTTTCTTCTCAGGAGTATCAGCCGCTTTTCGGCGTTTGACTAGATCGAATAATTCAATACGCTTCTCGTATGCCTCATCCGATTCAAACTTCCCTTTGTTTGGGATCCGAAACTCGCCTTTCTCATCCTTTGATTCCGGCGCTGGAGGGTTGCTGGGGTCCTCCCCCGTTGGACCTTCGCCGGGATCAGTAGGAGTTTCCTCCTTCTTCTCACCTGCGGGTTCTTCGGGTTTAGCTGGAGGAGTTTCATCCTCTAGCGTTTTTCCAGCTCGCACTTCATTGATTGACTTTTCCAACTCTGCATCCAGAGCGGCTTCATCATCAACTTTTTCTACTTCCTTGTTTTCTGGGTCCATATAGTTTTCCGGCATTGTCCCTGCCGTGGGGTATGGTTACTTATATTGTAAAATACTACAGAAAATAATGCAAATTATTTTTCATTCTTTCGGATGAATCCGGCTATCTTCTGTAGTTTTGTTCTCAATGTTTCCAAGTTCACCGACCCTTCTCCAATAAAGGAGATAGCATGTTTCTGGAAATCTGAACCGAGAGAATCTTGCGCGCTTCCAACCGCTGAGGCGAGTTTTAATGGAACGATCACAATGTACATCTCTCGATCTCTCACTTTGTAAAACAAGAAATTATCATCAGGATTAAAAATCTTGTTGAAAATTTCTAACATATCCTCGCGGTCAACAGGAAAACCAACTTCACGATTAAAGTGAGCTGGAGCATAAACTGGCTTACCATCTTTATCTTTCCCCGGGAAGAAATACTCTTTCTCATCCATGTCCTCACCGAAAACATTTTTAAGAATTATCCTATTCTTCTTTTTGTCGGCCGCGAGTTTATCTTCCTTCTCTTTATTCAAACGATCTTCTTCCGCTTGAGCTTCCTTTTTCTCTGTCACTAACTCTGAAAGTTCCTCCTCGGTAACTTTCTCATCATCAAAGGGAACCCCTAACTTCTTGGCCTCCTTTTTTAATTTTTCTAAACTATTATCTGCCATACATTTTTAGTAGCTGTCCTGCTACAAAGGGATCTTATTTGTTTCTAATTTTTAAGCTCTTGAAGAACTCATAGAAACGATTTATAAATGTTTTCTGTTCGGGTGTTGTTTTTTTAAGCACCTCGTCCAGATATTCTTTGGTTAAAGTAAAAACAGGAACATCTATTTCTATTTTAGCCAATTTCATTGCTTGTTCGATCACCGCGAATTCAACCGGATAAGGGTGGCGATACTCCAACATAACTTTCTCACCACTCTTAATATCACGATTTACTTTCACAGCAATCTGCCTCGTAACTTCCACTACATTCACTCGATCTGATTCCACAAAAGTAGCCTCAAGAAGATTGTTATTGACTTGCCCCATCAACATAGTAGACATCTCCTCAGCGCTAACTTCGAATTCATCCCCAGACGGAGTAATAAACTTCATGAGCTTTTTCTCAATCGCCTCGGGTGAATATTTCACCTGTACTGTATATTTTTCCCTTTTTAATTCAACTGCTTTTGGCATTATTTTACTTGATGCAATAAACCTTTTTTAATATTATCAAAGTATTCGACCACATCTCGCATGAGAGTACTTGTGACATCCATGGTTATTGCGTTTACAGTTGTTTCAAATTGGTCTTTACCGATCAGCGGGACTTTTCTAGCGCAATCGCGAATAATCTCGATTACAATCGGAGCATATTCGCTGGTCGCTAATTTAATTTTCATCTGCTTGAGAGATTGAGCCTGTTGCTCCTCCTCCGAAAGCTCTGGAGCAGGATGTCTTTTTTGATTTTCTTCGTAATCCTTTCTTGCTTGTTCCTTCTTAGACAGTTTCTTAGTCTTTTTCTTTTTCATTTTTTATTGTGGAAAAAATCCATTACCATTAGCGGCGCGACCGACACTCGCGTCAACCGCAGATCCCATTGGGCTCTGTGGTCTTTTAACTTCTCGTGTTGAAATAGGTTTTCCATTTGGTTGATCCGCAGAAACTCCCGGCATGTTCGGATTCATTTCCATATTTCCAGCGGGGTTCATCATCGCTAGTGGTGGCTTCATTCCTATGATCGCATCGTACATATCTTTTGGAATGTAATCATAAATATCTTGGCGTTGAATTTCTAAAAATTGTTCGAATGAAAGTAATTGTGATTTCGCAGCTTCGAGATCAGTCATACGCAAGGAGAATATCAAATTAATTTGGTTTGTGATAACAGGGTACATCGCCATGAAAGTTTGTTTCTGAATTTCAAGAGATGGTAAGAGCATTGAATCCGGATCAATCACAAAATCAACATACGGAGAAGTGTGTCCGTAGTTATCCAATTCTTCAAAAAACTTTTTAGCAGAGATGGTTCTAGTAGGGACATCCTCCATCATCTCTCCGTCCGCAGTAAAGTCAAAATCTAATCGAAGATTTCGTGATGCAAGAGCCACATATCCTTTCGGATGTCCGTAGTCATCCACAATCTCTTTCGCCTCCACAAAGTAGTCAGGATTTTGTCTTGTAAATTCCGCAAGCTTATCTTGAGAATCAATCATAAAAACTTTATCCACAGGGTAGGTTTGTTTGATCCAAGAAAGAGCAATGCATGCATCAGTCTGGAGGCCATTCATCATGGCATTCTTTGGAGGGGTAAGACGATTGTAAGCCGCCTCCTTCATGATCACAGTAGAACCAAGAGTACTCTCAGCATTGGTTCCAGCCACGATATTATTTACTCCAGTATTTTGTTCGATATCCTCTTTCTGTTTGTCCGCGAAGGCAATACCCTGTTGAACATTTCCAGTAGTTCGGACGACATCGATAGTGGTGCCCGGATTCTTTGGGTTCACAATGTTTGGCCCGCGC